TTACAGCCGTGCGGTTGTTACAGTCTCATAGGGGGGAGTGTTTCACGTGGACTTCCCCGTTTGCATCCACCACATACCGTCTCTTTGCGTGTTCCGCTGCGTGACAGTCTCGGCATAGTGCTTCCAGATTGCCAAAGCTGAGTGCAATGTCCGGGTCATCCACGTTATTGTCCGTCAGATGAACCTTGTGGTGTACGAACTCCGCCCCTCGGATCACTCCCGCCTTTAAGCACCTCTCACACAGTCCGCCCACGCTTCGAAGATAGGCGTTCCGTGTATTCACCCACGCATTGGTTGCATAGAACTTGTCCTTTCGTGGCCTCATATCACGCCATCAATCCACGCTTTGAATACTACGTCCGCAAGTCTCTCCAGCTCTTTCTCGGATTCCTCCGGGTATTCTTCCCGCAGATAGTCCAAGATATCCTCGTAGATTCTCCCTGTGTTGCTCATGTCATCACTCCTATACGGCAAACGGCCCCACCGGGTAATCCCGGCAGAGCCATTTGGAGGGCATCAAGGTACACCTTGACGATGCTATAGTAGCACTTCAAAAACAACGATTAACAACGATTTTGATACACTTTCCGAAAATCATTGAGCGCAGTCCCGTGGAGTTTCGTACAGGTGTAGTTGTATGTTCGGTCAATCGAATCAGCTACCGCCCACCACGGTTCCGCCTCAAGATAGTACAGATCAAGGATATCCTGTGACGTTGGATTCTTCACCTGTGCCACCAGTTCGGACGCTTCCCGGATGATCCTCTCGGCTCTGTCGATGTCTCTTGAATACCGTTCAACCTGTATCGCATACGCCTCCGGAATGTTGCTGATATTGGAGGATCGTACTCCCCCGCCTCCCGCAACTCCGCTCGTTGCCTTGTCAAGTGCGGCCTGCTTCTTTGCCTTTAGGATCGGCAGGCGTTCAACCGACCGCCTGACCATTCGCAGATACTGTTTTGCCTCCATGTTCCTCCCTCAACCTCTGGAGCAGTTCCGCCCCGTCCAACTGTGTGAGTACCTTGATCCAATCACCTAAAAAGAATTCCTCGCATTCCTTCACCGTCTTCTCGGCATCCCACCATCTGATTTCAGCGAAATAGAAGTGCTTCCATTCCTTGGACTCCCGAATTTCCTTGACCTGTTTCCGCCTCCACCATAAAGCAACATCCGTCTCCCAGAGGACTTCATCCCGGTAGGCCTTCCGCCAAACGTGTCTCCGCAGATATCTTTCGCGTTTCGTTCTGTTCGCGCCTGCCTTGATTAGTTCAGCTTGTTCCGGCGAGATGTAGTCAAGCATCTTTGGCTTTCTGTGTTTCGCCAGGTATCTAACCGCCGTGCGGTAATCCTCAGCCGCCTGTTGCACGATGTAGTTCGCCACGTTCTGATAAGGATTCCCCGTGTCAACGATTGTGTTGATGTCCGCCCGGTCTCCGTACTTGTGCGGCCTATAGCGTTCCTTCTGTTTCACAACGTCCTCCTCATCTTGCATCGCTTATCTGACAGGCTCTGCTTTGCTCGGCAGAACGAACACATCAGCGAGGCTCCGTCTCTCTTCCCGCCGCACCTTGTGCAGACACCCGCTGCCTTCCGCTCCCGGTATGTCTCCATCCGTTTGGCGTTGTATGGCTGTTGAATCTCTCTGTGGATTTTCGCGCAGGCCTTGCACCGTGTCCGCCCTTGGAGAGTTTCCGGGGTCTGCCGTCCGCACTGCACACAGACCTTTCGGTCTTTGAGATCATAGTATCGTTCCTGTGCGTTCATTTTTCTCCTCCTGCCGGACTCCTGAGCCAGTTGAGCCAAGCCGCTCTCCCGCTCGGCCCATATATCATGCCTGATGTTTCCAACTCGCAGAATTTTTTCGCCAACTCCTCATCACTCATTGCCCGGATGCGGTCGGCGTTGGTTGCAACATGGTTGCAAGTTTGTTGCAAGTTGGACGGGTGGTAAGTCACTTTGCTATCCGCAATCTGCCAGACCTCATACAGCGTATAGGCCACCGGGTCACGAATCCATTTCTTCACCTTGTTCTCCAGGTGCTTGACCGTCAGCAGATTCACAGCTTCGTCAATCGTCATCCCCGTCACCTCCGTCCCAGCATGAACCATCATCTTTGTGGCAAGGGCATGAAAGGTTTTCACTGAAATCACCAAAGAACGGCTCGCCGCACTTCAAGCAGTCACAGCAAAGCCCTTCAACCGGTGTGTACTCAGGCATCGTGGTCACCTCCATCCATCTTCGCCCCGCAATACAAACAGTATCTTGCGTAATAGTGTTGTTCGTCAGGAATCCACGAATGACAGCGGTTACATGACCACGTTCCGTTGTCGTTTTGTATCCACCAACCATGTACCACCGGAACGGCATCGGTGGTTGGCATCTCTTTAAGCCACTCCCGGAATTGAATCCAATCCCCATTGCTGATTTCGTTCCGTTCCCATTCGTTTTGCACGTTCATTTCAAGCGCATCCGCATCAATCAGGCGCATCGTGGTCACCTCCGTCCATTTTTGCTCCGCATTCGGGGCAGTATGGTGAATTATACTCTGCTCCACTCTGATAACTCGGAGCATAAGCGTGGCACATATTGCATTCACTTCCTCCGCGCCCGTTGGTCACCGGAATCCACTTCCCGCGCACCACCGTCTCCACGGTAGGCTGTGAATCCACGATCTGGTCGAGCATCCTCTGCTCCTCGTTGTTCCACCAACTGTAGTGCTGTTTCAGCTTGTCAGCGTCTATCAGTCTCATTCCGGCACCTCCGGCAACGGCATCCAGTGTGTCACGTTGCTGTTCATCCCACAGCGCCACATACCGTCCATGTAGTAGCCGATCACGATGTTCTGCCGCCCTGCCTTTGTCCTGGTGACGCAGAGCACATGGTCGTCGTTGACCGGTACCTCATGCTCCACGCTGATCCACAGCTCCGGCGTATCGTTCACTGCCTTCTCGATCCAGGCCAGCTTCAGGCCGCCCTCGCTGTACCGCCGGTTATACTCGGCGACGAGGGAGGCCATGACCTCCCGCCTGCTTACAATGTCATCTCTCATTCTCTGCTGCCTCCTTTGCCCTGGTCAGGCTGTAGTGCTCCGTCTCCGTGCCGTCCGGCCGGATCAGGAAGTATGTCGTGTGCATCCAGCTGCCGGATCGGTTGGCGTGCGGGATCGCCCGCTTCCTCGACTCGATCTTCAGCTCGGTGCCTGCCGCCTCGTATGTGGTCTCCGACTCGCCGTTGGAGTGGACGATGTGGCTTGTTCTAATCCAGTTCATGTTGACCTCCATTCGTAGCTCTGACGCACGTCGATCCGGGCGAACCGCCAGAACGGTTCCAGACCGTCGCTGTCGAGCCATTTGTCATAGGTGTTGTTTCCGTCGTAGTATCCGCAGCACCGGCAGACCCAGCTGCCGTTGGTGCCGATGAAGGACCACCTGCCGCAGCGGCTGCACTTGACCAGCGCGGAGCTGGCGACGCCGGCGAGGGAGAACTCGTCCCGATCCTCCGGCGCCGGATGCGAGTCGCAGGCGTTGAAGATGCCGCAGCTCATGCCGATCACCACCGGCGTCCGCCCCTCATGGAGCAGCATCCGGATCTTGTGCATGTCCTCCTCGTCCATCAGGCCCTTGACCTCCAGGAAGGTCTCAGACTCCGGCAGCCAGAAGTCCGGCAGGTACATGGTGCCGTCCCGGAACCGGAAGCCCTCCGGCTCGTAGTCCCACCGGATCCCGAAGTGATCCAGCAGCTTGGCCCACTGGGCCTCCAGCTTGGACCGGAACCAGATGTCCTTGTACTTCGTCCTGATGCTCTTCACAGCACACCTCCGTCCGGGAGGTCGCTGTTGCCGTAGAGTGTCATCCAGTCCTCGAAGCGCATGGTGACCAGGATGTCCTTCCCGTTCTGCTTGTGGAACACCGCCGGCAGCGTATCCGGCTTATGATCCCGGACGGCCTGGGCCATCCACTCATAGAGCCGCATCTGCTCCTGGTGTTTGGCCTCCACGTGGATCCCGGGCAGCCCCACGACGTCGGACGCGTCGCCGGTGTTGCCGCAGTACTGGGCGGTGCGTCTGGCCTCGAAGCCATATTCGCGGAACTTCGCCGCCAGGCTCAGCTCAAACCGCTTGCCTTTCTGTTTGCTGTTCAAAATCTCACCTCTCAAAAAATCGGTCTCAGTCTTGTGCTGTGTGGGGAAGAAGAGAGAGAGTTACAACTCTCTTCTTCCACCACGCACGAGACACGCGGGAAAGTGAAAATACATATATAGGGGTTGTTTCACTTTCCCGCATCGTGAAAATCGGCGATTTTCATTCACGCAGCGTGAAAGTGAAAATTGGGGATTTTCACTTTCACTTCTTGTATACCTTCCCGCCTTCCACGTAGTATTGGTTGGCGAGATCTTCGCTGATATACAGCCTCACCGTCCGCGGGTTGGCGGCGTTTCCATCGTTGTCCGGCTGCAGCTCTGCCGCCAGATCCTCCAGCGTGACCCGACCCTTGTTCTTCCGGAACAGCTCGTCGTAGACGAAGTCGAACTGCATCAGCCTGGTCTCCTTGATGGTCTGCTTGTTTGGCTTCCCGCCCTCACCGTCATCCGGCAGCGCCCGGCAGATCACGCCCTCTTCGTCGTGCACGTGGATCGGCCAGGCGAACCAGTAATAATCCGGTTCCGGCGTGGGGAACTCTCTGAGGGTGTAGCTGATCTTCCAACCGGTGGCGCCCTCGGCGATCAGGTTCTCGCTCGGCACCTTCATCTGCAGGAAGTCCACCAGGGCGTCGGGATCTCTCGCGAAGACGCCGGAGCCGGAAGCCCTGTCCATCGCCGACTTCCCGGACTGCTGGCCCTTGGAGTGGTGATGGCAGTAGATCACGCTGGCGCCGATGCTCCGGCAGATCTTGTCAAACTGGTTGCAGAAGGCTGCCATGTCGCTGGCGCTGTTCTCGTCGCCGGTGAGCACCTTGTAGATGGGATCAATGATCACAGCCAGATACTGCTCATCCTTGATCCTGCGGATCAGCTTCGGCACCAGTTTGTCCAGCGGCATTGCCACGCCGCGGAGATGCCACAGTCGAAGCAGGTCCGGCTCCGGGCTCTGGCTTAATCCGAGGGACTCCCGGACCTCAATCAGCCGTCCGATGAAGGAAGGCCGGTCCACCTCCAGATTGACGTAGAACACGGCGCCTTTTTTGCACTTGTGGCCGAACCAGTAGCCGCCCTCATTGATAGCCGTCGCCAGCTCGATCAGGGCGAAGCTCTTGCCCGCCTTGCTGGGCCCGGACAGGAGCATCTTGTGTCCCTGCCGCAGGACTCCCTCGATCAGCTCCGGCGCCAGCGGCGGACGCTCCAGCACTTCGGCGTGGCCGTCTTCGTCCTCCGGCAGTTCGTCCCGCAGGTCCTCGATGTAGTCCACCCAGTCCTGCCAGGTGGGCTTTCCGATGTTCCGGGCGACGATGTACTGCCGGTGCTCGCCCCGTGTGACACCCGGCATCCGGCTGAGCCGGGACGGGTTCTTGTTGTTCTGATCCACCCGCAGGCCGTTGGCGTCGCAGACCTCATAGAGAAACTTGACCTTCTCCCGATACTCGGTCTGGCTCTTTGCGTCCACCCGCACGATGGCGTGGAGGCTCTTCCCGCCGGAGTGGACCATAACCGCCACCGGCAGCTCCAGCGCCTGGATCAGGCTGTACTGCTTCTCCACGCTGACCGCGTCGGACTCCACCAGGGCATAGCGCCAGGCGGTGACGTTCTCGTCGTTGACGCCCCTGCCGTCCAGCGGGTTGAACCGGATCCACGCGCCGGCCTGGGTGTTGTAGTCCCCGACGATCCAGCCGAAGGGGTTCTCCCGGAACCGGTACTTCTCGATCAGGTCCAGCCACTCGCCGGCGGTGCGGGTGTAGTACCCGCTTCCCGCCGGGTGGAACTTATCCTTCTCCTCGTCGTAGCTGCTCTCGATCACCAGACCCACATACTCGTCCGGGCTGTACAGGATCCGCAGGTACTCCGCCAGATCGTCCGGTCTGTCGCTCTGAGGCGCCGCCGGCATGCTGGGGTGCGGGTCCACCCAGGCGGGATCCACGACCCGGAAGTCGCCGTCGTCGGAGATCATGTCGTCCCAGTCGATGACGTGCCCCGTGGGAGCGGGCTGCCAGCCCTGCTCAACAGCATAATGATAGAGCGTGCCAGCAGTAACTGGGTTGCCTGCTCCCTTGATGGTGCGGAGTTTTTTCTCGACTTCTCCCGCCTTATATCGGCTGTCGGCTTTAGACCATTCGTCCAGGATGTCAGCACTCAGCCCTTCGTGCTTGCCTGCGGCCAGAACATTCTCCCATTCCTGGTATGTCAGCTGGGCGGGATCGATGTGCTGGAGCAGCTCCAGCGGGTCAAATCCCTGTCCCTGCATCAGAAGCCCCCGAAGTCGCCGGTCTGGGCGGCGGTCTCAGCTTCCTTGACCCATGCGGGATCCTCGTAGTCGTACATGCGGCGGACGTCGTTGGTCTTGCCCTCGGAGCCATCCTGCTTTTTGTATGTACGTGTGTAGAACCGCCCGCGGCCTCTGGCTCCGGTGAGGCGGCTCCAGTCGATCTTGGCCTTCTCGCCGTGCTTCTTCATGCCGATGGCCCGCAGGAACTCGGAGTACTTCCACTCCAGTGTGCTCCACATGATCAGGTCATAGTTGACGGTGGTGCTGCCCTGCGGGGTCTGCACCTTGAGCTTGAGCTCCAGCTTCGGGCACTGGGGGATCTTCTGCGATCCCTTGAACGTGCCCCGGTCATAGGACTCCACGGTGAAATCGTAGTCGCCCTCCTCCAGGTAGATAAAGTCCGATCCGTCGTTGACGACCTCGTCGTCCCAGCCGATTACATGTCCATCAAATGCCATAGTTAGTTCCTCCTGTTAGTTAGTTTTAGTTAGTTTGAAGTTAGTTTCAGAACGGCAGCCGGTGCGGGTCGCTCTGGATCATGTCGCGGATGTTGTCCCAGTACGGGATCACCCACTTATCGACGAAGCCGGCCTCGTCCATCTCCTGCCACGTGGCAGGCCGGAACTTGCCCCGGTCCACGATGACCTTGCGGACTTCCTCCTCGGCGATGTCATCGCGCCGCAGGAGCTCCATGACCTTCTCCGGCACATCCACCGCGCTGGAGGCTCTGGAGGTGTCCTGCGCGGGCTCCTTCTTCTTCGCGGCCTTCTTCGCGGTCTTCGGCTCGATGGCGTCCTTGATGGCCTTGTAGTCCAGGTCGATCTCATCCGGCAGGCCGTGCCGGTTCTTCGCGTCCCAGCAGGGATGGTGGGATGTGTAGATCACCCGGCGGCCGCCCTGTGCCTTCTTCTTGCCGTTCTCGTCGGCCACCAGGATAGTCTTGTAGTTGGCGAAGAGCACCATGTCCGCCCACTCCTTGATCAGAGGGGCCACGTACTTCGACAGCTTCATCTCCCAGCGGTCGTAGCTGCCGGTCTCGTCCGGCTGCTCGAATTTCCGCATCTTCGCGTGGGCGGTCAGCACCACGTTGGCGCCGCTCTGGATCACGTTGTCCAGCTCCTTCAGCAGCTGCTGGAAGGTCTCGCCCAGGATCGTGTAGCCCTTGCCGTAGCCGAAGGCCTCGATGGAGCTCTTGCCGTTCGTCTGGCAGACATGGTTGACGCAGAGCTGCTCCGCCCAGTCCAGCGTGTCGATGACAAGCGTCTTGCAGAGCCCCGGAGCCGTCCAGACCTCGTGGACGGTGTTGATCAGGTCATCCCAGTTCAGCGGCTTGTCCGTCCGTTTGACGTCCAGGTGCACGGTGGAGCCCTCCGTGTCGATAAACAGCGGATCTGGGAACGCCGCGGCGAAGGTGGTCTTGCCGATGCCCTCGACGCCGTAGATCACGACCTTCTGAGGCCGGATCACTTTGCCTTGCGTAATATTCATTTATACCTCCTTAACTCATTGTCTCGGCGAGGTAGAACCGCCGGATATCGTTCCAGACTTCATCCTCGCAGTCGTAGCAGTATTTGTGGCCGTTGGCCTCATAGCAGACCTCGCTCTGGATCGGCTCCCCGCAGGCGTGGCACAGCGGCCGCTCTGCCAGCCACTGGCACTGATCCCTGTCGTAGTTGTCCGCGTCCCGGAGCGGGTCGTCCGTGGGGCCGTGGTAGTATGCCATTGACAATTTCTCCTTTCTCCCCTATACTGGGGGTAGCGTATTTTTTCACTTGCCGCCCTTCGGAGTTGCCGCTCCGGGGGCGGTCTTCTTTTTGAGCAGGAACAGCCTGCCGCCCCTGACCGTCACTTCGACCGGGTAGCCGTACCGGACCACCGCGTTGTGATAGGCCGCGTAGGTGTGTTTCACCAGCTGTCCCTCCGGGATCCGGACCTCTCCGGCCACGGCGCTGGTCTCCAGGAAGTCCTTCAGGTCGCTCAGCACCTGTGGGTTGGTCTTCCCGCGCTTTGCAGGGACTTCGCTGAGCTTGATCGGTTTATACATTCGCTTCACCTCCTTTCAAAGGATCACGGCCAGGAGCGTCGCCACACCTGCGATGGCTGCCACCGTCGCCATGAGCGTGGTGATCACGTCCTGCGGACTCTGCTGAGGCTGCGGGGCGATCTGGATCACCGGCGGCACCTCAATGGTCAGCTTCCTGTTGTCTCTGTTAATGCGGTCGAACAGATAGTCGGTGCGGGTCACGTCCTCCCGCTTGGCTGCCTCTGCGATCTGCAGGGCGCGCTCGCGCTCCTGGATCTCGCGGGCATAGCTCTGGAGCTCCTCCTCCAGCGAGGCCAGCTCCTTCTCTTTTTTCTCAAGGTCTGTCATGGATTGTTTCCTCCCATTTGTGAGCCGCATCCAACACGGTGCGGCTGTATTCCGTTTCGTTGATTCCTTCCGCCCAGAGCTCCTGGGCGCCGAATTCTCCGCAGTTATAGGCCATCAAGGCCTGCTGCACGTCATAGCGGTTCAGGTAGTCCCCGAGGATCAGGCCGGCGGCCTCGATGTTGTCCACGGTTCTCCGGATGTCGAGGCCCTGCTCGGCGAGCCAGTCCTCGTTGATGTACCCGATCTGGCAGAGCCCGAAGGCCCAGCCGGAGTCAGCGTCCTCCCGGAAGCTGGATTCCGTCTCCATCAGCCCCAGCATCAGGCTGTAGGGCACGCCGTACTCCCGGCAGACCAGCTGCGCGTGGAGCTGGAGCCCGTAGCTCAGCGGGATCTCGTCGGAGTAGACGATGCCGTCCATGTCCGGCTCCTCGGGGATGTGGATCCGGATCGGCGCCGGGGCCGTCAGCTCCACCGGCGTGACCATCGTCTCCTGCGTTTGGGGCTGCTGTCCTGCGATCAGGATCACGCTGACGGCGATCAGCAGGGCGCAGGCGAGAATGAACACGTTACGCATCAGCCCACCTCCCACATCTGCGGGAACAGCTCTTTCGCCTGGCTGATTGTCAGCGGGACGCTGTCGAATTCCTCCCCGTCCACGCCGACGAACACGATGGGGCCGACCAGCTGCTCACCCACCAGCGTGCAGTTGTACGGCATTCCCATGAGCTTGCCCTCCTCGTTGCAGATGATCAGGAGGTTCTCCGCCACCGGGAGCACCTCGATGTATCCCTCCACCAGGGACTGCATCGTCTCCAGCTCGTTCAGGCAGCTCACGCGGAACGGCGGGTGGCCGGGCTGTTTAACAATGACTTCGATGATTGGTTTCTTCATGTCGTTCCTCCTAAAATGGGATCGCTGCGCGCATCTCATCTGCGGGGATCCCCAGTTTCCCGGACAGCGTCCGGAGCTCGCCCAGCGTCAGCAGATCCGGAGACCGTAGCTTGTAGTTGACGGTCTGCCTGGCGCAGCCGAACCACCCGGCCACGTCTGTCTGCGTGACCTGCTGGTCTGCCATCGTCCCGCGGACGAGGACTCGGAGCTTTTGGTATCTGTCCGGCGGTTTTTTCAGTTTAGGCATGGCCTCGCCTCCTTAGTCCAGCCAGAACCGGACGATGTCGCCATTGCTGACGCTGTTTGCGTGACCGAACTGCTCGGAGTAGTTCAGGACCTGATCCTGAAACCAGTTTCCTGCAGCCAGGCAGCGCCCGGTCTGGTCGTCGTAGATCTTGATGATGGTTTCGTCGGTGATGGATCCGTCCTTGATCAGAGCGCTCAGCCGGATCCGTTTGCCAGAGTTGAATTGGTATGCCATTTCGTTCCCTCCTCAATCTGTTATGCGGTCGCAGGAGTCGCGGATGTCTTGCACCAGGATCTCTTTCCCGGTGATCTGCCTGACCGTCCACCCAGCCCGGGTCAGATTGCTCCATACGTGGCTGTGTGCCTGGTCGTAGGAATACGCCGCGATATAGTGATCGGACGTGTCGCGCAGTGGCGGCTCCATGAATCTCTCCCGTTCCGCCTCGACGGTAAATTTGTAGACTGTCATGCTGTCTCCTTTCTGTCCCGAATATGGGACTGTCAATAATTGATGATTACTGCGATTTGCTCTTAATCCGGCCCAACGCAGCCCGTAGCGTATCCTCTGCCCCTTTGGGGTCCCGGTGTCCGTTCATAACGGCGCTCAGATACTTCTCATGCCACCCTGCCTCTTCTGCAAGCTGTTTCGCTGTGATTCCGGCAAGGTGCATTTCACCAAGAATTTCTGCTGTCCATTGTGCAGGCATCCAAAAGTTCACTCCTTTCTCTTCAAAGTGTTGACCAAAGTAATCAAATGTGATATTCTGTGCATGCGAGTAACCGAATAATGCATTTGGGCCGCTTGGCTGAGTTTACTTTGGTGAACTTATGTGCCCAATATAGCATACCAAAGTAAACTTGTCAACGAAATATGTTGAAAAAAGTAAACTTCTGCAAATAGCACAAGAACGGAGGTCGCGATTGTGTTTTATGACAAGTTCGAGGAACTGTGCGCCGCAAAGGGCATATCGGTGACCAAGGCCCTGACCGAGATCGGTCTGAGTCGTGGATTAGGCACGAAGTGGAGAAAAACCGGGGCAATGCCAAACGGCAAAACACTGGCAAAAATCTCTGCGTATTTTAATGTTCCGGTTGATTACTTCACCGGGATGTCGTTAACCGAAGCCATGGGCATCGCCATGCGCTCCATTCCTGGCTACGTGGATCCAATAGACACGCTGACACCTGAGCCGGCAGACGATATTGTGAAGTTTGCCCTGTTTGGAGATGTGAATGTGGACGATGACATTTACGATGAAGTTAAGCGTTTCGCCGCGTTTGCAAAAGCTCAGCGTGAAAAAGACAAGAAATAAAAAAAAGCCCCTCCCCGGCCGAGGCCAGAGAGGGGCAAACTTAAAAGGGGGTGGTATTATGAAGGTACCGGAGCCACGGCAGCTCAAGAGCGGCTCGTGGTTCATCCAGCTGCGGCTCGGCGGCGAGAGCGTGCCTGTGACGGCTCCAACGAAACAGCAGTGCCTCCACACCGCCGAGACTATAAAGGCGGCACACCGGGCAGGCCTGCGGGCTGAGAAGGCCGCACGGTCTGACCTGACACTGAGGCAGAGCATCGACGAGTACATCAAGGCCAAGTCTAACAGTCTTTCCCCGGCCACGATCCGTGCCTACCGGAACATCCAGAAAACACGCTTCCAGGACTACATGGACAAGCCCATGAAGTCGATCAGGAACTGGCAGGCGGTCTATGACAGCCAGCCAAAGACCCTGTCCGGCAAGACCATGAAAAACGCCTGGAGCCTGATCCGGTCGGTGTACAAGTTCCAGACCGGCCAGTCCATGCCGGAGATCTCCATGCGGCCTGTGGTGCAGTCTGACCGCCCGTTCCTGGACGCGGAGCAGATCAGCGCCTTCCTGAAGGTCATCGATGGCAGGCCCTGCGAGATCCCTGCCCTGCTGGCGCTGAGCTCGCTCCGGTGCTCGGAGCTGCTGGCCCTCACGTGGGACAAGGTGGATCTGAAGAAGAAGACGATCCAGGTCGCCGGCGCGCTGGTGCCGGATGAGCACAATAAGCTGGTGCATAAGGAGACAAACAAGACAGAGTCCTCTCGGCGCGTGGTGCCGATCTTCATCCCGCAGTTGCAAACCGCACTGGAACGTGTTAAAATAAGGGATGGCTTTGTCTCGCCATACCGGACGCAGCAGACCACGATCCGGAACATCAACGCAGCCTGCCGGGACGCAGGCGTGCCTGAGGTTGGGATCCACGGCCTGCGGCACAGCTTCGCCAGCTTGTGTGTGCATCTTGGCATCCCAGAGGAGACGGCCATGAAGATCGGCGGCTGGTCGGACTTCCAGACCATGCGGAAGATCTACACGCACATCAGCGATCGGGATCTGATTCAGCACACCGCAGACCTGACGAATTTTTTCAAAAACGCTAATAAAAATGCTAACGAGAACTCAGACCCCTTGAAAAATCAAGGGGAATAAGAATTTGTGTGACAGTTCGCGGCCCGATTCAGCCCAATCCCCAGAAGCCTTGAGTTTCTGGGGATTTTTCCGTTTTTCGTTGGAAATACTAGGTTTTCCTGTCTCAAATAGTTCCGCTTTTGTCATGCTAAAAAGACACCCGGAAGGCACTTTTTACACCGTTTTGCTAACAAAAAATGCTAACAAAATAGTGGGAGGGCCCTGGAACCCTCCCACACGTTTTCTCACATTGTCACTATAATTTCTTTTTTGTCACCCCGCAGCACCAGCGTCTGCAGACAGTGCGTGGACGGCAGGAGCATCTTCTGAGCCGCATATCCTCCGAACGACAACCAGCTGGTGGAGCTGATCACCCGGAACGGCTTGACGCTGACCCTGTCGTTTTTGAGATCCACGGAGACCTTCCCCGGCTGCGTGGTGTACGGCTTGTGGGTGTGGCCCACAATAAGAGCGTCTACGCCGTCCAGCGCGTAGCCGAACCGCTCATTGCGGTTGACGCCCGCGCCTGTGAGCACGCCGCCGCCGGAGCCGTGAGTGACGGCAATGCAGTAGGTCGGTCTGTAGGCTCCCTTGTTTCGGTGGCCTCCGCTTGTGGTGGGCCGTCCCATCTGGATTTTGACGAACGCGATGTTCTCCCGGTACAGGTTCTCGATGTCTAATTTTGCCATGATGTCGTAGGTGATATCGTCGTCCACGTCCTTGCTGGATCTCCGCTCATGGTTGCCTCCGACGGCGCAGAGGATCCTGTCCTTGACCGGTTCCAGCAGCTTAGCCATCATGCGCTTGGCCTCAGAGGGGCGGTACACTTCGTCGTAGATGTTGCTCACGGAGCTCTTGGTGGCATTGTTCAGCAGATCGCCGCCCAGTGTCAGATAGACGTTTGGCTTGTCCGCAACCATCCGGATAAACTCCATGAACTCCTTCTCCATGCACTCCGCAGCTCCCAGATGGACATCGCTGATCGGAATGATGGTAACATCGTGCCCGCCCTGCAGATCGTGTTTGATCAGCTCGAAATCAGGCAGCATATCAGCCCTCCTTTTTGGGGGAGCTCAGATGCACGACCCGGTCCCGCTCCTCGGCGCGTTTGGCGTCGTTCCACTTGTCCATGGTGCCCACCAGATACCCGGTGATTCTCCTGATCCGCTCAAACTTTACGCCTTTGCCAGTCCCGACCATCAGAGCACCCCCGCACGGTAGAGAAATACGAACATACGCACGGACTCCTCGCTCATGTTGATGACCATATCGTCACCAGAACCGCCGTAGCCTTTCAGAATGTCTTTCGCGATGGCTGCGTCAAGGGCCTCTCTGTACAGTTGGTATTTGACATCACCCAACTTGGGATAGAACGCTCCAAACGGAATCAGCCTTCCCTCTCCGTCAATGATGAGCGTCTGGTTGGTGACCATTTTGCCATCACCGTTGAGGTAATATGCATTGCCCTTGTCGTATGTCCACTGATTGGTCAAGATGTATCCCTCCCCGTCAAAGTAGTACCAACTTCCATCAATCTTTTTCCAAGTCTCCTTTGGATAGGAGCCATCCTTGTATCTGTACCACCAGCCGTTGCTGTCCTTGACCCAGCCTTCGGTGTAGGTCTTGGACTCAGCTGCGCTCCAGTCCGGTCTGCCGAAGCCGTGGGTGCTGTAGCCGCCAACGTTGTATGTATTTCTTTCTACACGATTGTTGACGTTTCCTTCAACCACATCAAACTGAGAACCGCTCACGGAGACCACAAGGCCGGTGTGGCATGCGTCTCCGCTGCTGTCCTTTTTAAACCACTGGTCGCCCACCTTCGGCGTGGAGTAGTACGCACCGGCCGCCTTGAAATACTGGACGGCATACACGCATCCGGCAGCCATGCTGTTCTTCGGCGTGTGCATCATCTTATGCGTGGTGTCCGTGCCGAAATTCACCAGGAAGCACCAGCTGACGAATGAGGTGCACCACTCGTATCCGTTCTTCCCACCGTTGAAGTAGCCGGGATAATTCTTGTCGATCTCGTAGGCGTATTTGTTCCAGTTGCCGGAACCGCTGTTCCCGCTGAACGAATAGAGATTCGAGTTGCTGGCCTTTTCGTGGTAGCCGATCTGTGAGACGGCCATGGCCACTACCTTGTCAACCGCACTCATTTGCTCACCTCCGGCATTCCTGCCACGATAGATTTAAGCGCACTGATCACAGCGGCCAGTGCGGACACGGACAGAACGTGGAGCCAGCCGACTTCCTCGATGCCGACACCGACAGGGATCAGGGCCAACGCCGTCTCGGCAGCTGTCCACGCCGCCCGTTTTGCGAGTGCAATCCAAAACTGTTTGTTCATCCCTTGACCTCCAATCTGTTAACCTCTGACATGACCGTTTCAAGATGCCCGTTCCCGCCAAGGCTCTTATATGCCGAATACATAGCAATCAGGTTCTCTTTATCTGGGAGAGCAATGTATCCTTGCTCAATGTAGTTCCGTCCCAAGTATCTGACACGGTCAATCATCAAGACCTGTTGAGCGGTCACAAGAGCATCAATGCGGGAGTCCTCCCTGTCCCGTTTGCTCCAGTGCCGTTGCAGGAGTGCCACCACGATGGAGGACACCCCTGTAGAGCCTAATACGGCCAACACAATGGTTAAAATCACATTCATTTGAAGGACTTCCTTTCTTTCTCTCTTATTTAGCTAAATAGTAAGATATCTGGATTTGCCGGAACCGGCTATATCTCAATCGGCTCCGCAAGCGGCTTTAACATTTCGTATTCTGGTGGTGGCAACGCCGTGTTTTTCCTGTTTGCGTTAAATCGGCGGTCTGGCTCGACCCCGTTTTCGGCTGTTGTGCAGAAATACAGCGGTGGAACAAACTACTCTGTGCTTGGTGGCACAACAGGGTCGTTTACCACCAGTGCCATCAGCACAGGGATTGCGGTGACCATGCCAGATACTTATTTTGACGTGATTGTAATCGGCTCAATAGCATTCACGCTATCGACCTGAATGGTCATTTAGGTCAAGCGTCCAATACAACCCGTTCTACAATAGTAATAGCTAACCTTAAGGCCTGTTATAGTGTCCCCGGCAGTGCCAATCAACCACGTGCCATTGTCCGTAAGGGAGAACGCTGTTTTTGTGGATGACGAGCCGTAAGTGTTTATCATGGCAAACATAAAACTGTAACCAGTTGGGAAACTGGGACGGTAGTTTTCTAAGCTCAAATAACCACCAGACGTTATCGTCACATTGCCAATATCAACGATTTTAAATCCGATGAGGTTTGCCAATTTACTATTTAGCTGACTAATTGCGGAGGCGTTGGTATCTGCATGGGCGTCCACCTCGTTTACCGCCGCCGCAAGGTTGTCCTTTGCGCTTGTTGTCAGGCTGGACAGCGTTCCAATCGCCGATGTGTTGTCGGCGATATCCCCCGCCTGATCGTTGACAGTTGACTCTAACGCTCCGATTCTGTTCTCCGCATCCGGGTCATTAAACTGGTAGGTGGTCGAGTCCCCTGACACCTTGAAATAGCTGACATCATTTGCCATTGTCCATCATCCTCTCTATAATTTTTTCCAGTTTTTCGATGCGCTTCTGTTGCTCCTGAATCAACGCCAACATTCCGGGGATGATTCTTCTTTCATCCCAGTTTTCAATTTCGCCTGTTTCGTTGTCGTGAATGACTGCGGCAGGATAGATTTCCTCTACTTCCTCAGCGATAAAGCCGGGCAGAGTCTTGCCCTTCATGTCTTGATATTGGAGCGGATGGTCTTCGTTGAACACGAACTGCTTCGGCTTCAGTTCAAGCAACTTGTGCGGGTCAAGGTCGCTTCCAAGTTCAGCAATATCATGCTTGTATCGCTCGGAGGATGAAGAATCAAACGCAACGCGTTTTCCGTTCACACGCAGCGTCCCAAGGTCTGCGCGGTATACCATGCTCTGTGCGGACGCATAGGCCTCAAACCCGCTTGAACTTATTCTGATGAAGCGCGAAGCTGTTATTACCTCGCCGGTTCCAATCGTTGCTCCATAAGAGTCAACTTCAATGAGCGGAGCGTCTGCCTGCCCGCCAGCTCCGACATAGCTAAACGATTTTTCGCCAAACTGGAATGTCCCGGCGTTTGAGGCGGAGCCGTCTCCGATGTTCGTGTATCGTTGGATGGTATAGTAGCTTTGATTTACACGCTCAACGGTTGCATGGGAAGTAGACGGGCCATACACCTGTATCGTTCGAACCTCTAATCCATCGTTTTTGCTTGTAGATATTGCAGTAGCATTTTTGCTCGTTACGGTATATTCAGTTACTTCCCGGTTGTTCGATATAGATTTTTTGTTGGTTATTTCGGACGAACTCCCCGTTATCGCAATTTGAAGGCCGTTCATCCAAAAGGTTTGCCCCAAGTAGTTGGTGAAACTGTATCGCCCTAATTTTGCCTCGACCAATGCGTCATAGGTCTGTTTGGTCATGGTGATGTCACCGCTCAGGTTAAGCGCACCCGTCAGAAGGTTCCAAGAGTTCAAACCCGCCTCATCCGTCAGCAGGCCACCCTTGATGATGTTCGCCTTGATGCTTCCCGCTCCGATGAAATCGGCGTTAAATACACCATCAATCGTCCACGCCGATGTAAATGGCCCGTTGTAGCCTGTCCGGCTGAAGCCAATGCCGTTCTGGTTCATACGGATGACGTTGACAGCTGTTGCCATATCATCGGAGTCCATGATCAGGATCTCCTCCGGCTGTCCGTCAGCGTTGTAGTTGAACACCACAAAGCCGCCCAGACCGCCCGTGATGAGTTCCGTCTGGTGGTCTACATAGGCCTGCAGCGTTGACCGCTCGTTCTGCATCTGCGCCCGGAGGTTCTGGAGCGCGTCATCCACTCCCGCGATCTGATTGGCAAGATTCGTCCGTGCGTCTCCGACCTCTAAGGAGTCATATCTGTCCGCCAATACGTTGTAGACCGTTTTGACTATTTTTGCCGTGGCATCCACGCCCAGAGCGTCATATCTGACCGTGAGAGTGTCGCAGAGGTGCAGGCGTTCCAAGACCTTGTAATCGTCAAACGTGATGTCCCAATAGGCATCCGACAGCGTGACGGTGTCTCCGCTCACAGAGCCGCCAAGATTGAGGAGTGTGTCGCCGTCCACCGTGGCGGGGAGCATCAAGGTTCTGGTCGGGTTGCCAGTCGAAACGCCCTCCATCTGCCAGAGCGGGACAAATTCCACGTCAAGGGAGACTTTCGGAATGCCGATGTCATTGTCCTCGATGTATTTGTTTGCCCTCTGCCGGAGTTGTTCCACGGTTGGCTCCTCTTGGAAGTCGGAGGAGAAGTCAACCACAGCCGTCCGCTTATAGGGGAAGTTCGCCGCGGTGGAACTCCACACGGCATACTCCGGGAGGGTGACCGTTGTCCCGGAAGTCTGATCCTTCCAGAACGGGCATATTCCAGTGATGGTGGTCTCGATGTTCTCGTCCTGTGTCAGATCGGTGATGTTTTTCCCGTATCTCAGCACCACCCCGGTGTCAATGCCCCGGTTCAGATGCAGCTTCACGAGGTAGTTGTCGAACTCGTACTCGCCTTTCCCGTAAACATCAAGAATGGAGCCCTGCGTACC